CCGTGCCGATCCCGACGTTGCCGTCTGCCCTCGCAATGCTAATGGCATTGATGTCATTAGCAATCGTCTCGTCGCCAGTGGGGTGGACTCCTATGTTTAAGAGGTTAGAGCTTCCGTCGTAATGGATAAAGCCCCCTTGAAATGTAGTAGTCGTTTCCGCGAACCTTATTCTACTAGATTCGGATTCATTTGTGGCTGAAGAACGTAGAAATATACTTGCCCCACTTGTGGCTTGAATCTCTAATTTTGCCTCAGGACTCGCCGTTCCGATGCCTACCTGACCGTAGGAGTTGATCCGCATGGACTCCGAACCGCCAGTTGCGAATGCGAGCTGATTGGTGTCTGCCGAATAGATCTGCGATCCTGAATTGCGGAAGTAGACCGCGCCGCCACCCTGCACCTGAATCTGCCCATTCACCTCAAGCCGCTGAGTGGGGGTCGTGTCATTTATCCCTACGTAACCCGTAGCCCGATCAATGGTGATTGCGTCAAAGTCATCCCCTAGGGTAGTGTTGTTGTTGTCATGGACGCCGAGGTGGAGATGGTTCGTGATGCCATCATAGTTCATGTAAGCGCCTTGGAAATTGGCGCTCCCCTCGATCAATCTAATGGTTGAAGAGCGAGTGCCTACACCCCCGCACTGGAGAGCCAGAGTAGGACTATCGGCATCGTTTAAATGCAGAGTGTATGCAGGAGTCGCCGTTCCGATGCCGACGTTGCCGGATGAGCCCTCTACGAAAAGGCTATTGGCTGACGTTGTATGAACGATGAAATCCCGATCGGCACTATGACTGTTGAAGATGGCGTTCGCATACTGCAAATGCAACATCGACTTCGCATCATAAAAGAAGTCCAAGCTCCACGTCTTCATCTTGATAAAGGCGCGGTCTGTGTGCGAATTCCTTATTATGCCGTCATCTGGCAGGACGATGTTCCCGACGTGAATGTCAGCCGGATCACCCGTGAAGATCTCGCTCCCACTTGGGTCGGCGCAGTTCAGGAGAAACTTGATCGCATTATCCGAGTTGCCCCATCCGAAAAAGCCTTTCTTTCCGGCACTGGCGTCGGTGTCATAGTAATGAAACTCAATCCCGCGATCCTTGCTGTCACTCGTCGTCGGAGCGGTTGCGCCGCCCAGGGTAAAGACGGGATCTTCAATCGTGACGACCGTCGACTTGATCGTCGTCGTTGTCCCGTCGACCTGGAGGTCTCCTGTTATGATCAGCTTGTCCTGGCTGGCGTCCCAGAGCGTGTACTTGCTGGCAGTCGCACCCCAGAATTGGACATCGTTTCCGTAGGTGTTTGAGCCGACGGTCAGCACCCCGGTCATGACTCCACCGGAGAGATTGAGCTTCGCGTCGAGCGCAGCTTGGAGGTCGGTTTGGTCGGCAAGGGTTCCGTCGATCTCCCCCCACTCGTCGATCCCGGGCGGTCCCTGCGGCCCTACCGGCCCCTGATTGATCTCCACGATCTCCGGCCCCGCTCCGGCATTGATCACGACCGACGAAGTCTCCCCGCCTGCGTCGATCACAACTTCTTTAATACTCATCAGACTCGGGTCACTTGTTGCCGAAATACTATTGTGCCGCTGCACAAATTGATCGCCGCGCCACTGGGGAGATCCAGCATGACGTCGAAGTAGTAGGTCCCCGCCGCGAAGGTGGCGGTCACCTCATCGGTGACAGTTATGTCGATCACCCCGTCGGTCGGGTTGTCAATCGTCGGGGCCATGTCCCGCGTCAGCGTTGCGCTGTTCACGCTCGGCCGGAGCTCGCTCCTGGCACTATAGCCGGTGAGATCAACCGGGTCGCCGTCAGCGTCCTGGCAGGTGAAGCTGACCGCAAAGGTTGAGCCCGTGTAGCCTGAGAGTTTCGCCATGCGAGCCTCCCGTTGATTACGCGGTGCCGGTCGTGATAACTCCGCTGACCTTCAGAGTCGCGCTCGCCGTGATCGCGCCGTCGACTGGGTTGTCCATCGAGAAGGCGGTCACGATCGCGGAGAACCTCCTGTAATAATCGGTTGCGGTATTGGCGACGACCTCCCAAGTGTTGAGGCTGCGGTCCTGCGCTTTCGATTCCACGATGTTCAGTCCGGAGGCGGCTCCCCCCGAAGCACTCGCCTCGGCATCGAATATCATCTCAAAAGTGACTTCTCCGCCATCAACTAGACCGCCGAGAAATTCCCGGGTAGCGCTTGCGGATGCGTGCGTGGTGACATCGATGGCGTCGGTTGAGATACCGGGGCCGGAGATGTTCGTGATTTGTGCGACCGTGAGGTCGGTGGACGCCGGGTCGTAAACTAGAGTTGCGCCGAAGGCTGCATAGGTGCTCATGAGTTGATCAAGGTTCTGAGTTGGATCGTCTTGCGGAACAGCCCGCTTGAGCCATCCGCCCGCGTTGCGTCCTCGAAGTTGTCGAATTCAGTATCCAAGAAAACTGCTCCAAATTCAGTAGTCCCCTGAGAGAACTTTGTGCCCTCGACTCGGGCGAGGATCGCATCCCCGGTGGCTTCGGCGGTAACAGCGCTTTTGGAAAAGATGTCGAACTGGAAGACGATGACCCGCCAGACGGTCGAGCTCGTCCCGTCCTGGGTGTAGCTTGCGTCATTCGAGACCATCGTGTAGACCCCGTACGGGTCGACCGTCCCGTAGGACTTCCGCGCCATCGCCGGGAAGAGCCGGGTCCCGAGCTTCGTCGAGACCGCCGAGTCGGCCAGGATGTAGTTACGGAAATCTTCTTTGACTGCGCTGGCCATGACTATTTCTTGAACCTCCTGCGGAAGTGGCGATGGATTGCAGCCGAGACTTCCTCGGCGTATTTCTTTTGTGACGCGACCTTCTCCGCCTCGAAGGCTGGACGCATGAAAGGCTTGGCCGAGACAAATCCCGCGGGCTTGCCGCCGGGCGTGGTGGCGATGTGACCGAACTCGACAAGGTGGGCATACCAACTCGGGACTTGGTTCTTGAACTTGAACCCCTTCCTCGGGCCGATCTTAACTTCGGCGCTCTGCTTCGCCCGGTTGGTCGATCCCTTCTTCCCGATCGATTTCTTGAGCGCTCCCGTTCTGGTCGGCGCAAGTTGCTTTGTTTTTTTCACCATCGGAGTCGCCGCTTTCAAGAGAGCGTCTTTCATCCCCCGGCGCTCGATCTGGTCGAGCATGAGCTCGGTGCTCTTTTCGACGGCCTTGAAACTCTTCAGATCTAACTTCGCTTTAATCATCAGGTGATGGAGTGAGCCGCGATCATGTCGGCGATGAGAGAGTCGCGGAGGTCGGCGCTGAGGTCCGGACAGATGATGAGCTCATAAAGTTTTCCCTTAAATCCGAAAGTCCCGTCCTGCACCAAAGTCCCGTCCTGCACCCCGAAGGCGAAGGTCCCGGCCATCTCGGTGAAGGCGACGCTCTCGCAACTCAGGACGCACTTCCCAGCCGGATTGACCGCGTCATAGATTCCGTCCTTCGTCTTCGGACTGACCACCGTCCCGTCGACCCGATAGTCCCCGACGGTCACCCCTGATTGTGGATCGCTCCCGCTCCCGCTCACCATCGATGCGAACCAGTCATTCCCGGTGCTTCCCCGGCTGAAGATGGTTTGACTGGTGAGCGAGGTGTCGATGACGCAGAAGACAGAGTGATCGTCGGGAATGTCTTGTGCGAGCTTGGCCGGGCTGCCGAAGTTCAGCATCGCCTTCGTGCCTGTCGTCGGGAAGCTCCATGAGAGATCCGCTTCGAGGGTGACCGCGGAGCCCGCCGCGTTCGGGAAAGCGTAAAGATCGTTCCCGCTCTGGTCGTAGATCTTCGAGGTCCCGTCGTAGCGGGGACCCGAGAACACTCCGTAGAGGTTGCGCGTTGTCGAGTGCGCCATGACCGCTTCGATCGCGAGATAGTCGAGGACCTCCTGGCTGACAACCTCGATCGCGGTGAAGCTCACTCCCTGCATCAATCGGTTGACCGACCACGAATAGGACGGGATCTCGGTGAGGCGGAAAGTTCCCTTCGGCTCAGTGACCTCAATCGGAGAGTCATCGTTCGGAGCGCTGGCCAACTCGGGCCAGAGCTTGAGGGTCCCGTCGCCGCTCCCGTCCGAGGTTGCGTCCTCGGTCGCTTGGTGGAGGCGGTTGCCTATCGATACCCACTCACCCGCCGAGATCATCAGCGACGAAGTCGCTCCGTCAGAATAGTTGAGGCTCTTCCCAGTTTGGCCAGCGCCATCGACCTGCGGCGTCCCGCGCCACAGAGTGGGATTCTGTCCGACGGTATCACTCAGGAAGAAGGTTCCCTCCGGGCCGTTGAGATTGAGGAAGAAGCCAATCCAATCCCGAGCGGTGGTGGCGTCCATCGCGGCGAGTTTCACTTTCACCTGTCGCCGTTGCCCCGGGTGCTTTTGAACTTGTTGAGCAAACGAGAACGGGCTCTCTGTTATCGCGACCGCGGTCTGCGGTATCCACAGGATCTCACGGATTCCGCCGGTCGGCATTGTGAGAGTGTGACTCATAACGCCCGCTTCCCGTAGAGGTGCATGACCTGGGGCCGGTTCGCCGGTTCGGGAACAATGGCGACAATGTCGAAAGTTTCGGAGCCAACCGTCACCCGTTGCTGCATGGGGTTGTACCCGGCCACGGTGGTCGAGTAGCGGATCGTGAACTTCACATCGGCGTCCGCAACTTCCTGCTCGGCCTCAATTCCGGAGCCGCCCTTGACGTTGTCCCGCTCGGCCCATACCAAGATTCCGGTGTCCCATGTATCGTCCAAGCCGCCGAGATCGTTGACACTGGTGGTCAGCGTCGAGATCGTGATCTTCTTCGTCTGTTTGGAGAGCGCTCTCACAGTCGGTGCGGGACGACGTATCCGGCGACCATGTATTTTATGAAATCCGGAATGGGAACTTGCCGCGGATCTTCGCCGCGGTGCTCGAAGAGGTGGGTCATCAGTCCCTTCACCGCCGCGATGATTGCGTCGGGGACGTCGGTCGTTGCGGGACCGTAGCCTGCAACATAATTGATCAGCCAGGGCGGACCTTGATCGCTCTCGACATCCGGCACGTCGTCATCCTTCGGGCGGAGGACGGCGGGGATAGAAGGCTCCACATCGAAGTCGAGGAAGCGGGTCCAGACACTTGACTCGTTCTCCCAGTAGTCGACGGCGTAGGTCCCGTCCGCAATGCTGTCGACGGTCGAGAAGGAAGTAGATGTTGAGCCGGGCGAAACGCTCCCCGCAAGATTCTTGTTCTCGAAGGTCCCGTTCTGATCGGTGACCCGGCAGGTTGATGCTCCGCTGGACATGACCTGATCGAGGACCGCCGTGGTCGAGATCACCAATTTCGCGCCCCTTCCCCGGAGCTCGGTGGTGGCGGCGGTCGGCCAATAGGAAACCCGATCGACCACGATGAAGGGAGAGCGGGGGAGCTCAACCCCGGCGACCGGCAGGCTGTCCAATCGGACCTGCCACGTCTGCTGCATGAATGATTGCCGAAGATGGTCTTCGAGCTTCTCGGTCGCGGCGGCGACGAGAGCATCAATCAGCGAGTCCTCGTCGCTGTCTGTGACGCGGAGATGCTCCTTCGCGTCGGCAGTCGATACCAACCGAACGGAGGGAGCAGAGATTCTCTTGAGGCTTTTGAACATCTAACCCTCTGAGGTAGACGCTTCTTTTTTGCCGGCCTTCTTCTTGGCCTTGCCTCCGCTGCAATCGGCCAGGAGGTTCGCAGTTGATTCGGAGACTTCGAGCTCGTCCCCCTTCTTGTGGGACACCCCGGCGATCCGGATGTCCTTGGTGAGTGTTACAGTCATTTCATTTCCCCTGCTTTTTTGCGGCCTTCTTCTTCGCGGCCTTCTTCTTCGGTTCTGTTGCCGGTTCCCCGGCCCGGGCGATTCCCTTTTGGACAAGCCGAGCGGCGGTCGCCGGATCGGTGTCGAAGGATTCCCCCTCTTCGATCCTGTCCTTTCCGAGGACGAAATTCTTGAGCGCAGTCAATCGTGTTTCCATCGGTTCAAGTGGAGGGTTCCGGGGGCAGTCGAAACCGCCCCCGGAACTAACACCACAATGGCTGCTTAGGCTTGGGTGCCGTAGGTGAGCGCGTCGCTCTTCGTCAGGCGACCGTCAACCCGCTTGGTGAAGCGGAAGCCGACAAGGCCGTTCGCGGCGTAGAGCTCATCGAGCCGCTTGACGCTCACGCCGAGTCGGTCTGCGATGACGTAGTAGCTCAGATCGCCGAAGCAGATCGAGCGGACTCCGGTGGCCGGAGCGGTGAAGCTGTCGCTCACTTCGAAGGGACGACCGAGCAGACGGTCCGGTTGCTCCGCGAAGAGCCCCGGTTGCCAGAGGTACTGGTTGTCGGAGTCCTTCAGCTTGCGGATCAGCAGGCACATCGCGTCGGAGGTGACCCAGGTCGAGTTTGACCGGTAGCCGACTGCGAGGTTGTGGTAGACATCGAGCACCTCGTCGGAGGTGATGACCGCGGTCCCCGCAAGGGAGACGCCGCTGGTAGAGACGCCGCCGACAGTGGTGACGTCCTCGATCCCTTCGGGCTTGCCGGTACCGTTTCCGGTGATGAAGGCAGCTTCCTCATTGAGCGCAAACTCGATGATCGCTTCCCGTTGAAGGAAGCTCGGGAGATCGAAGATCTCGTCTTCCAAGAGCTCCTCCGAAACCTTGATCACTCCGCCCAGCTTGTAAGCCTTGAGGGTCTGCTGACCGAGGGTCGGGATGGGGGTGCTGTAGGCAGCCTCCTCATCGATCCAATCGAACGAGGCCCGCACCGTCTGGATCGGGAAGTTCCGATCGCTTGCAGTTTGGATGACTGTCGCGTAGCGCCGGATGACGTTGGCGTCTGCCGCTCCCACCGTGATCGCATCGGACCACGACTCGGGGACGAGGTAGCCGCCTTCTGAGTCAGTGCCTTCCTCCATCTGGTTCCTCACGTCCTGCGTCCTCTGGCCGCGAACGTAATTCATGAAGGCCGCACCATACTCGGCACGCGCTGTCGGGCGCTTCTTCCCACTCGGAGCCGGATCATCCGGATTGGCTCCCGGCACCACCGCGACCGGTCGGTCACTGATGAGCGCCATGTTTGACTCCCGCTTCGCGAGAGCCTCTTCCAGTTCCACCTCTTTGGAGAGCTTGTCGAACTCCTTCTCCATCGATGCGTACTTGGTTTCCTCTTCGGCGTCGAGCTCCCGGCCCTTCGCCTCGTCGAGCACCGAGCGCATTTCTGCTACGAGAGCACCGCGCCGTCCTTTTGTTTCGTTTAGGTTCATATCCCTAGTTTGTTGTGAGTTGTCGCTCGAAGAGATCAAGGCGACGTGCCTTCGCTCCATGAGCAATCTTTTCCCGGGCTGGCTCCTCACCAACATGGAAATCTTTTTGAGCCTCGACGGGCTCGGAAATCTTTTGTGCGACTGTCTCGGTCGTCCTGGCTGGCTCCTCTTCCGCTTCCTGCGCTTCGGCAATCGAATCGACGAACCCCATCTCCAGCGCTTCCGCGGCGGTCATCCATGTCTCGTCAGTTACCATCGAGCGGATCTCCGCCTTCGTTGCTTTGGTCTTCCGCTGGTAGAGCGCGACCATCCCGCTCTCGATCTTGTCGAGGATGTCGGCGGTCCTCCTCATCTCGTCGGAGTTGCCGACCTCGAGGGTGTAAGGCTTATGGATCATGAACTGACCTCCCTCGCACATCTGGAGTTCGTCGCATCCCAGAGCCGGGAAGGTTGCCGCACTCGCCACAATGCCGTCGATGTGACCGATCACTTTCGCCTTCTGTTCTCTGAGCAGGGAGTAGATCGCCAGCCCTTCGAAGACGCTCCCGCCCGGTGAGTTGATCCGGACGTGTATCTCATCCGCCTCTAGCCCGGAGAGTTCCTCATAGATCTGGGTGGCGCTGACCTCTCCGTCCATCCACGGGAACTCGGTTATCTGTCCATAGATTCGGAGCTCGGCGACCCGATCCTCAAGCATCGAAATATTAAGCCACTCCGGCTTCTCCCCGAATACTTCGTCGGTGCCGAACTTCCTCTTCGCCCGCTTGGCTGCTTCCGCAAACCAATAGCGGCTGTCCTGGCGGTCGGGGCCAAGTGCTTTCATGAGAATCTTTTCCATTAGTCTTGTTCTGATCTGGCTCCCGCCGGTTGCATGTTCATCGGCTCAAGCATCTCGTCGAGCCCGTCGACCGGGTCGAGGTCCTCGAAGACGCGGGCTTCGTTGCGTGACAGAACTCCGGCCGTGATCAGCTTCGAGTAATAGTCGGCCCGCTCGATCATCTTTCCACGCATGAGCCCGCGGAGATCTATCTTGAAAAACTTGCCGGTGACCCGGTCGCGATCACTTAGAAGAAGGCGACCGAGTGCGGCCTCCCAGGTCACCGCCAGCGGCAGAATGCAATCGGCGACCCAATCGATCTGTTGCTCCTCGATATTGGAGAAGGTTGCGTTGTCGAGGATCTGAACTTTGTGGGGAGGGACGTTGTAGATTCGGCAGATCTCAAGGGACTGTCGCGCCCGGCTCTCATCCATCTGGCTCTCGCGGTTCGCTTGCCGGGCGGTGAGGATCTTGAGTCCCTCCTCGAAGATCTTGTACTGGTGCGCCTTCTCCACTCCGCGGCTCTTCTCCATTGACTCCTTGAGTCGGTTATAGGCGCGGTCACTGAGAGCTTGCTCGGTGGAGAGAATTGTGCCGGGCTTCGAATCATTGGCGAAGAACTTGGCCGCGTTCGTGTCGAGCGCCATTGCCAGCCCGAAAACATCTCGAAGACCGCCGACCGGGTCAAAGCCATAGACCCCGTCAAAGGTGAGCCCTCGAAGTTGCAGGACGTCCGACATCGGGAGCGGATCGCGGCCGTCGAGTTGATGGCGGAACCTGTAAAAAAGAATCCCGTCGTCGCCTCGGTCCGGGGTGATGTTCGCGGGATGAATCGGCCAGAGTTCGGCGGGACGGCCTGCGCCATCGCGCACGACCTCGGCGTAGGCATTGTTATGAAGCGAGAGGTGCGCCTGCATCACGCGGCGGAAATCGACCGAGGTCATCTCCGGGTTAGGCTTGACCGCTAGCAACTGGTGCATCGGGTCGAGTCGCAAAATCTGTTTGCTCCCATCCGGTCCCCCTTGGTAAAGCCGGATCGGGAGAGTGGCGAAGCACTTCGAGATCACATTGACGCAAGCATACACGACCGCGATCCCGAGGATCTTCCCGGGTGTCACCGAGAGCCCGCTTGAGCTCTGTCTGCTCAAGGCATCGATGAGCCACGAGGCCGGGTCGGACACCGTGCTCGCCTGCACATCAGCCTTGCGCCTCTTTACGAATGGCCAATTCACTCGCGTTCATTTTGCCCGTCCTTGCCCACCGCCGCCATGCGCCGAGAAGAGAACTTTGTTCACTTGTCCTCGCGGCTCCGGGTCAGCAGGCGATCGTATCGCAAAGCAAGAACCCGGTGTTCAATCATCTCGAGCGCGAGGACCGCTTCGGTTCTCACCACCGATTCCGGCACGAATCGTTTATGCAATCCCCGCCGATTGACTCCGAGGACCTCGGCCAGGACGGTGACCGACAAGCCGAGAGCGTCGCAGCGCTCCCGGTATTCGGGGCCGGTCATCGATCGCGGTGGTCGGTTCGGAGTCACAACACCAATGGCCCCCGCCGTTCGTAGACGCTCTCCGCGTCGGCACTGACCAGCGCTCTCCCGAGAGCCATGATGGTCGCCACGATTCCATCGATTCGGTCGGCGCTCCGGTTCTTCCCCGGGCGCAGGTTGTCGTTGCTGTCCCTGACGACCTGAGCGTTCTTGGCCATCCAACGCAGAGCTGGGTTCCCGAAGTGTTCGAACTGCCGTCGCAGGACCATGACCTCAAACTCCTTGGTCGGGTGCGCCATCGTCGCGAACCCTTGGCGCATCTGCACCATCTCGAACCCTTCGAGCTCCAAGTGCGTCGCGGTCGCTCCGGCGTTCCAAGGGTCGAACCCGATCTCCTTGATCCGGAACAAGTCTCCATCGCTTTTGAGATCAGCTTCGACTTGATCATAGTCCACCACCTCTCCATCGGTTAGCTGCACGAACCCCTCCTTGACCCACTTCCTGAGAGGGATCCGATCCCTTCGCTCTCTGAGTTCAGCGGTCGCCTCCGGAACCCAGAGCCGAAGAAGGATCGCCCACCGCTCATCCTTCTCGGTCGGAGGGAAGAGATGAGCGGCGGCGGTGAAGTCAATCTTCGCGGAGAGGTCGAGCCCGGTGAAGCACTCCCGGCCGACCATCGATTCCCATGCGTCGGGGTAGGAAAGTTTTGTCCTGCTGCAGTCTTCGAACCTCGCGACGTCAAGCCACTTGATTTGTCCGCTCGTCCAAATGTTGAGTTGCTTGGTCTTGACTGCGTTCTCCTTGCTGGGCATCTGGATTGCCCGGTCGATCTGCGCCTCCATGAAGTCGAGGTTCTTCGCGGTCCCGAGTGCCGGGTTGGCCTTGTCCCATGTCGACCGTTTCTTCCAGCCGTCCGGGGAGTCAATGTCCTCCTGATCCGGAGACGCGATGAAGACGAAGGTCTCCTCGTCGTCGTAGCCGTCGAGCTCCAACACGTTGCAACAATGGGTCCGGACCTGATAGCAAATCCCGTCCTTGTCATGCCCGGCTGTCGTGATCGTGAAGATGAGCGGTTGGTCCCTGGCTCCCATCCCGTCTTCAAGTTGATCCCAGAGCCCGCGGTGCGGCCAAGCGTGGAACTCGTCCGCTATCCCGACGTGCGGGTTGAGCCCGTCGAGCTT